TATATCAGCTCCACCAACAACTGGAATTGAAAACGCAATATTAGATACATTTAATCAAATAAAAGATTCAGAAGGGCCACCAACACCACCAATGTTTTTAGGATGGGCAACTGAAACAGTTTCCTATTGGCCAGCAGTTCAATGGAATCCCTTACCACCACCACCTGGTTATGTATCACCAACAACAGGTGTTACTGTATTATCAGGTGGAACTCCATCACCATTAGATGTGGGTTTGTGGGGTGCATTTAACAATCCACCATCACCAACACCAATGGGTAATATTATATGTGGTAAACTAATAGCAGCATTTACAACACATCTATTAACTGTAAGTGGGTTATATAACGGATTGATTCCATCACCAGTCGGACCAGTACCAGGCCCACCATTTCCTTGGGTTGGGGTAGTGTAAAACTAAACAATTTGATATTTATATAAAAGTATATTATTATGAAGGCAAAAGAATTAGCACAATTATTAGAAGTAATCGTTAGAAAAGTGGTAAGGGAAGAACTTAAACCAATCTTAAAAGAGGTTAAACAAAGTTCTAAACCAATTATAAGAGAACGAGCAGTGGATAATAGTAGGGTAACTAAAGACCCATTAGATATTTCAGGTCTATTAGAAACTAAAAAACCAAAAGTACAAAAGTTCTCAGAAAACCCATTACTAAATGATATGTTGAATGAAACCGCACAGAGTGGTGAATGGAGAAGTATGGATTCTACATTTACATCACAACAGGCACAAGGATTCAATAGAGCACAAATGGCTGAGATGTTAGGATATGGTGATGGTGTTGCAACCACAACAAATATGACACCAACTTTAGACCCAGATGGTAAACCTATGAATGTTAATATCGAAGGTACTGCAGTTGGTGATGCTTTAACAAGAGATTATTCTTCATTGATGAAAACTATCAATGCTAAGAAGGGGAAATAATAAATGGCTAAACAACGTAAAGAATATTCGTACAACCCATTAGATTTACAGAAAGATGTTGCGATTGGTGTAATGCTACCGTTTGGTAAACCGAAAGGTTTGTTTCAGTTAAGTTATACAACCGAAGAGCAGGCAATATCTAATCTAAAAAGTTTATTATTAACTCGAAAAGGTGAACGAGTGTTTCAACCTAACTTTGGTTCTGATGTTTATTCTTTAATGTTTGAAAATATCAATGTAGGTCTATCAGAGATGTTAACCGAAACACTTACAGAAGATATTAATTTTTGGTTACCCTACATAATTATTGATGATATAAATATTGAAGTTATAGAAGATAGAAATTATGTTAGGATAGGACTATCTTTTAGAGTTACCGAACAAGGTGCTAACCAACAAATAATTCTATTTATAGATAATGCGGGAACTACCACAATAGAATAGGTTTAAAAATGGCAAAGAAAATTAACAATGATTTAGTACAAAAAGATGTATCGTTAATAGGTAGAGACTTTGGCGAGATTCGTAAGAATCTAATAGATTTTTCAAAAAACTATTTTCCAAACACCTACAATGATTTTAACGAAGCATCGCCTGGTATGATGTTTATGGAAATGGCATCGTATGTAGGTGATGTACTTTCTTTTTACACAGATACTCAATTAAGAGAATCAGTTTTAACAAACGCTGAAGAAAGTTCAAATCTATTTAATCTAGCAGCTGCATATGGTTACAAACCTAAAAATTATGTACCTGCCACAACTAACTTAGATGTATTTCAATTAGTTCCATCTAAAGGAAGTGGTGATAACGTAAGGCCTGATTTTGATTATGCATTAAAAATAGCAGAAGGTATGCAAATTGCCTCTTCTGAGCAAAACGTTGTAAACTTTATAGCATCAAAAAACATTGATTTCGCATTCTCATCTTCATTCGACACAACGGAAGTATCAGTATATCAAATTGATGAAAACACAAACGAACCGATATACTATTTGTTAAAGAAAAAAGTAAAAGCATCAAGTGGTACTGTTAAGACAAAAACCTTCACATTTGGTTCTCCAAAAATTTATGATAAAATAAAAATAGAAGAACCTAACTTTATAAGAATCAAATCAATAGTAGATGATGATAACGATGGGTGGACACACGTACCATATTTAGCACAAGATACTGTATTTGAACAAATAGAAAATAATGAAGATAACTCAACTGCATTTGTAGAGTATAGTGGTGATACACCATACCTATTAGAATTAAAGAGAGTACCTAAAAGATTTATTACAAGATTTGAAGATAGTGGGGTAGTAGTAATTCAGTTTGGGGCTGGTATATCACAAAATGCAGATGAGGAAATCATACCAAACCCAGATAATGTGGGTTCTAATCTATATAACATAGTTGGTGATTTAGACCAGGGTATAGACCCATCTAACTTCCTATACACCAAAACATATGGAGTAGCACCATCTAACACAACATTAACTGTTGAGTATTTGGTTGGTAATGGTATTCTAGATAATGTTCCTGCAAAAGATTTAACAAACATAGTATCATCAACCACATCATTTGCAAATGAAAGAAATTTAGATACTACACTAAAAAACTTTATAAGAAATTCGTTAGCAACAACAAATCCAGAACCAGCAAGAGGTGGTCGAAGTGAAGAAACATTAGAAGAAATTCGTAACAACGCAATGTCGTTCTTTGCTGCTCAAAACAGAACTGTAACTAGAGAAGATTATGTTATGAGGTGTTACGCATTACCACCACAATTTGGTTCTTGTGCAAAAGCATACTTATCACAAGATTATCAGATTGAAAACAAAAAATCAGATGGTACAACAATATCATCTGAGATTCCAAATCCATTGGCATTAAATTTATATACAATGGGGTATACTGATGATAAAAAACTTTCACCACTAAATCCTGCAACAAAGAACAATCTTAGAAACTATATATCATATTATAGAATGTTAACAGATGCAGTTAACATAAAAGATGCACATATTATTAACATTGGTATTGATTTTGAAATTACGGTGTTACCACAATATAATTCAAACGAAGTTCTTTTAAGATGTATAAATGCATTAAAAGAATATTTTAATATTGATAATTGGAGAATTAATGAACCAATTCAACTATCTAAAATTTATGTATTATTAGACCAGGTAGATGGTGTTCAGAGTGTTGTAAGACCCGATAAAGATGGAATTGGTGGTTTACAAATATATAACAAATTTAATGGTAACTATTCACCTAACAAATATAGTATTAATAATGCTACAAAAAATGGCGTAATTTATCCAGCGTTAGACCCATCAATATTTGAAGTAAAATTTCCAAATTCCGATATTAGAGGACAAGTGATAACACAATCATTCTAAGGAGATACAAAATGATATATAGAATATACGGACAGAAGGATACTACAATTTACGAACATGGGCTTCGTAAAAACCAAAACACAGGTATAGATTCTGTATTAGAGGTTACTAAATTCTTCGATGAGGATACAAATGAGAATTGGGTAGGTAATAGTAGAATTTTAACTCAGTTTGATTTATCTCCAATATCATCATTAATATCATCAGGTGATATTTCTGGTAATAAAAAATTCTATCTAAACTTAACATCAGTTGATGAATTGGGTGTACGTGCTGAATATCAATTAAATGTACATCAGGTATCTGGTAGTTGGGTTAATGGGCTTGGTAAGTATAATGATGACCCAATAAACACAAATGATTGTAGTTGGGTATATCGAAATGATAATGAAGTATGGAGTGTATCATCCGCACAAACACTCAATGGTATCAGAGAAATTGCAGTTCCAACTGAAGGTATCGTATTATACGAAGGATTTTCTGAAGGAACTGGTTCTTTATTTTTAACACAATCAATCAATGATATTAGGGGTAACTCCCCATCCATATCTATAAGTGATAATAGATTACTTATATCTGCATCAAATTTTGCAGGTACAACATTAGTATTCCCAACACAATTAGATGAGAACCAAACATATGGTGTTCAGTTTCAAATCGACCCTGGTTCGTTTGATGATATACAATTTAGAGTTTTAGATGCAGATGGTGTTTTAAAAGCAGATAGTGATTATGAAGGTTTTGTAGGTAGAATTACAACACCATCAACACAATCGTTTGATTTAGTATCCACAACAGCAGGGGAGTATCAATTACAATTTACATTCTTCGATGGTAGTGGTGATGGAACATCAACGACTGGTTCATTTGATGAGATATATGTTTATGAAAAAACTGGAAATACACTTGCGTATGAAACCTTTGCATTTAATGAAGGTGATTTTCAATTAAGAAATGTTGTTAAAAACACCAATCTAAAATTACCACGTATGTTTGCATCACAATCTAAATTAAATTTATATGCAGATAATATTGGTGGTGGTGATGCAACATACATTCAAACTCTATCAACCGATTTAGAATATACTTTAAGTTGTGAGGTTGACCCGGGTGATTATCCTGAAATAGGATTTACTATATACGACCCAAATGGTTTAAAATACAGAAATGGTGTTACAAGCTTATCTTCATCATTTACAACACTTCAAACTCAATCGATAGTATTTACACCACAAGTTGCGGGTGATTATATATTCGCATACACATTCTTTGATTCAGGTTCTGCAGGTGCAAGTGGTTCATTGGATAACTTTAAATTAGTATATTCAGGTTCAGTAACTGCCCCACCACAAATTGAAGCTGGATACTATAAAAACGAAGGTGGAGCAACGTGGTACACTTCATCAGTAAGTAACACCACCGTATCTCAAACATTTAACAAATACACTAAAGATTTAAATGTTGAGGTTACTGATTATGTTAATGATTGGTTAAGTGGTAGTAGAGAAAATAATGGATTCCTTATCAAAAGACCCGCATCACAGGAAAGTGGTTCTATTAGATATGGTTCATCTAAATTCTTTTCAAATGAAACCAATACAATTTATGTACCTACATTAGAAGTAAGATGGGCTACTGGTTCATTTGAAACTGGTTCACTAAGTGAACTTACTGATGATAACATTACATTATACGTTAAGAATATACTTACTGAGTATAAGGAAACTTCTAAAGCAAAACTTAGATTAGTTGGTAGGGCTAAATATCCACAAAGAACATTCTCTGATACATACCCATATACTACTATTAAATATTTGCCGGAAACTACTTATTATCAAGTAAAAGATGTAGAAACTAATTTATCAATAATTCCATATGATACAACTTACACAAAAGTGAATTGTGATTCAACTGGAAATTATTTTGATTTTTGGTTTAACACTCTTCAACCAGAAAGATTCTATCGTTTTGATTTCAGAGTAGATAGAAATGGAAAAAGTGAGTACTTTGAAGGACCTATATTTAAAGTGGTTAGATAATGGCAGAAACAAAAGTAGATAAAGTTGCAGAAAAGGTAGAGAGACGGGATATTCGAAGAAATTTCTCTAATCAAATTATATCCTATGGATTGCCTGAAGATGGTAAGTTAAAATATGGATATAAGAGGTTACCTGCGCAATCGGTGGTATACTCAGCAGAATCCTATGATAAATCTATCGATAGATTATCAACGGAATTAATATCAAATGTGGGTGATTTAAGAATTACCGAACAAACATTAAATTATGTACAATTTCTAACACCATCTGGTGAACCTGAATTTGAAGATAC